CGCCCTACTCGCAAGGCGGCTAGCCTGAAAAGGTGGAACTGCAAATGAAAGATTATGTAGCTGATCTTGGCGATGGTATCAAGCACTTGCTTGACGCACTATCAGTATTAACCGTTATCGGGACATTGATGAGTATGCTTCCCTCTATCGCCGCTTTATTTACGATTATCTGGACAGGTATCCGTATCTATGAAACGGAAACCGTTCAAAACCTGCTGGGTAAAAAAGATGCCGAGCAGTAGCGCAAAACAACACCGCCTCATGGAGGCTGTTGCCCATAACCCTGCTTTTGCCAAAAAGGTAGGTATACCTCGCTCTGTTGGCGAGGATTTTTCCAAAGCCGACAAAGGCAAAACGTTTAAACGAGGTGGTGAAATGAAAGAAAAGGCAAAAGAGTTACGCCAAGCAAAAGAACTTGATAAGCTGGCTCGTGAAGAGCGAGCAGAAGCCCGTGGCATGAAGCGTGGCGGTGGAGTTAAAAAAATGGCTTCTGGTGGTAAGGTTGAAAAAACCGGGGAGACCATGGGTCCACGCACCATGAGCAAGGATGTTGAAAAAAGCTCAAACACCAAATTAAAGTTTGGCGAACACGGCATTCAGAAACGTGGTCATACCCGGGACATCGAAGAAAAGATGCCGGGCGGCAGCACGACTGGGATGAAACGTGGTGGCAAAATCAAAAAGATGGCTACCGGTGGCTCCGTGAAATTCCCCCTTGGTGAAAAAATGGAATCCTTGAAAAAAGGCAACCGTCCACACGGCGAGCATGCTATTCAAGAGCGCGGTTATACCCGTGCAATGATGCCCAAGATGAAAGGTCGGGTGATCTAAATGCCAACCAAAGCAGAAATCGTAGCCCAAAGGATTAATCCAACTGGGAAGACCGGGACAGAAATGACCCGTGAACTCATGGATGCCCGTAACAAGCAAGCTGTTCAGAAACAGATGCAGCAGGAAGCAGCCAGAGAGGCTGCTCAGAAAGAAGCAGAACGTCAAGCTGCTCCTAAGCCAGAAGACGAAACAATCCCATCCAACATGAAAAAGGGCGGAAAAGTTAAGAAGATGGCAAAAGGCGGTAGCGCATCAAGCCGTGCGGATGGTATTGCACAACGTGGTCACACTAAAGGCAAATATTGCTAAGGAGTATTGAAATGAAAATGGTAAAAGAGCGCATGGAGCCAGAATCAGGTCCTGACATGGTTCACCACGACGACTTCATTAAGCAACACGAAGCAGGTGATTATAAACATCATAGCCATCATTATGGCAAACACAAAGAAAGCCACAAGATTCATCATGATCATGTTAAGGCTTTCTGCAAAGGCGGGAAGATGTAATCATGTTGGCTTCTAGAGGTATGGGTGACATCAACCCTTCCAAGATGCCAAAAGGTAAAACGATTGTTCGAAAGGACAATCCGAATGACGTTGAAGTTTACAAACGTGGTGGTCAGGTCTGGGACAAACCCAGACCAAAAGAACTGGGTAAGCCTAAAAAACTCAGCCCGGAAAAGAAGTCCAAAGCGAAAGAGATGGCAAAGGCTGCTGGTCGTCCCTATCCTAATTTAGTTGACAACATGCGGGCAGCGAGGAAATCCAAATGAGTATCGTTCTAAAACTTGAAGAAAAAATCGTTCACGACATTATCCATGTCCTGAAGCGCCTCCCTTTCCATCCCCACTTCTTAATTGAACTGGAGGCTCAGTTTGAAGCTCAGCGCACTCCCGATCCAGTTGCAGCACCTGCTGTCGCTGCTCCTGTTGCTCCTGTTGTTGCCGACCCTGCTCCTGTTGCCGTTGCTCCGGTGGATACTGCTCCAGCCGTTTCAGCGCCCGTTGCTGACGTTGCTCTTGCTGCTACTCCTGCTGCGAGTTAATAGATGACCCAATACACAAGCGGTACTACAGCGTTTAACTTAGACCTCTCCGAGTTAGTCGAAGAGGCTTTTGAGCGTTGTGGTACGCAGCTTCGTTCTGGGTATGATCTTCGCACTGCCCGTCGCAGTTTAAACTTGCTGACAATCGAATGGGCAAACCGGGGTATTAATCTTTGGACCATCGAGGAACTTCAGATTCCTCTGGTCGCTGGGCAAGTATGTTATCCACTTCCTGTAGATACAATTGATTTACTTGACATGGTGACTCGTACCAATAACGGTACGGCTCAGCAGCAAGATATAAATATCAATCGCATTTCGGAATCGACCTACTCAACGATTCCAAACAAGCTCACACAAGGCAGACCGATTCAGGTATGGATTAACCGTCAGTCGGGGAATATAAACCCCACCACGGCTGTTTTGGCAAGCGCAGTCAGCACGACCAATACAACCATTACAGTCAGTGACGCATCTCAATTAGGATCGTCCGGGTTTATTAACGTGGATGCTGAGACAATTTATTACCAAACCGTAACTGGGAATCAATTGCAGCTTTGCGCTCGTGGTCAAAACGGTACTACCGTGTCAGCGCACACAATTGGTACTCCGATTTACCAGAATTTCCTACCCAATATCAACGTTTACCCCACCCCGAGCAACGGCAGTAGCTATGTGTTTGTTGCATGGAGACTACGCCGGGTGCAAGATGGTGGCACGGGTGTAAACATTCAGGATATCCCATTTCGTTTCATTAACGCTATGGTTGCAGGTTTATCTTATTATCTGTGTTCAAAGTTGCGGGATGCTGATTTAAACCGTGTTCCAGCGCTCAAGATGGAATACGAAATGCAATTTGACCTTGCTGCTTCGGAAGACCGGGAAAAGGCTAGTATCCGTTTCGTTCCTCGTAATTTGTTCTATTCGAGGTAATCATGCCAATTAAGTTTGCTTCTGGTAAACACTCGATTGCCGAATGTGACCGTTGCGGGCAACGTTATTTCCTTAAAGAATTAAAAAAGTTAACCATTAAAACCAAGCAGGTAAGCATTAAGGTTTGCCCGGAATGCTGGGAACCAGATCAACCCCAGTTGCAGATCGGTTTATACCCAGTCAATGACCCACAAGCAGTACGTGAGCCAAGACCGGATGTAAGTTATTATGCTTCTGGTAATAGTGGTTTATTGATTTCGGCTACAAACAACAATTCCGTTGCTAGTGGCGGATACCCCGAAGGCGGTAGTCGGGTGTTTCAATGGGGCTGGTTTCCCGTGGGTGGGGCTAGAGCCAACGATTTTCCACTCACACCCAACAGTTTATATAGCCAAGGGTTTGTAAATTCTGTCACAATAGCTACATCGTAGGAGCGTTTAAACATGGACAAAAAAGAAGTTAAAAGCATTGCCGACAAAGAGGCTGCAAAAGAAGTGCATAAGCATGAGAAGCATATGCACAAAGGCGTTAAAGAAACCAAATTGGCTAAGGGCGGTGTCACCGGCAAAGCCATGAAAGCAATGGGTCGCAACATGGCTCGTGCAATAAACCAGAGAAGCGCTGGAAGGGGTCGATAATGGCTAAGCAAATTAAGCTAACCAAAAAAGACAGCCCTGCTGTTAAGGTTGGTCGCAACCGGGACAACAAGCCTGCTGATGCTTATGCTAAGAATGGTACAAGCGTCGCCAATGGTATGGATGGCGTTCTTTACAAAACAGATCCAAACACCATGAGAGCTGATGAGTCAACTCCGGGTGGTATGCCAGCTCGTCGGGTAAGCGTTGGCAATATTACTGCCGATGCAAAGACCGATGGCATCACAATGCGTGGTTATGGCGCAGCTACCAAAGGTATTAAATCCAGAGGACCGATGGCGTGAATTACGTCCAACTATGGCAAGCGATTCAGGACTACAGTGAAAACACTGAGTCCCTGTTCGTTTCTAATATTCCGGTATTTGTTCAGCAGGCTGAAGAACGCATCTATAACACGGTGCAGTTTGCTTCGCTTCGCAAGAACGTAACGGGCGTATTGACAGCAGGCAATCAATATCTATCGCTGCCATTAGACTGGCTTTCAACCTACTCCGTTGCCGTCGTAGATGGATCGGGTAATTACACATATTTGTTGAACAAAGATGTTAACTTTATCCGGGAAGCTTATCCTACAGCAACAAGCAGTGGTCTGCCAAAGTATTACGCTATTTTTGGTCCTCAGTACACGTTGCCAAATGAGCTATCTGTATTACTGGGTCCAACCCCAGACCAAAACTACAACGTAGAGCTGCATTATTTCTTCTACCCGGCTTCAATTGTTCAGGGAATGATAAGCACACTCGGAACAATTACCGGTGGCTCCGGGTATACCAACGGGGTTTATTCTGAGATTTCTTTGACCGGTGGTTCTGGTTCTGGGGCAACCGCAACCATAATGGTATCTGGCACATCGATAACGTCAGTCACCCTGAATAATGGGGGTAATTTTTATGTGGCAGGAGATGTTCTTAGCGTTAGCCCTAGTTCTATTGGCGCTGGCACTGGATCGGGATTCTCGATCCCAATTGCGACCATTAACAATTCTACTGGTCAATCTTGGCTTGGCGACAATTTTGACCCTGTACTGTTTTATGGTGCTATGCGAGAAGCCATGCTGTTTATGAAGGGCGAACAGGACTTGGTCAAATACTACGAAGACAAATATAACGAAGCTCTGTTGCTTGCGAAACGTCTGGGCGATGGTCTGGATCGTGGCGATGCTTACAGGGATGGTCAAACCAAATTAATTGTTGATAAATAATGGCTCTTGTTCAAGGTCAATGCGCCTGTTTCAAACAGAATCTGTTGAGTGGCTTGGAGAACTTTGCCGCCGGAACGCCGTACACCTACAAAATAGCCCTATACAATGGCTTAGCAACTTTAAACGCCCAGACAACGGCATACACCAATGCGAACGAAGTAGTTGGCACAGGATACACGGCAGGTGGTCAGGTTTTGACAATATCGCAAGTCCCAACCACGATAAGCACAGATAGTAGTGGCACATCATTTATTTCGTTTAACAATGTAACTTGGTCGCCCGCAGCGTTTACAGCACGAGGCGCACTAATTTACAATGCAACCACTGGCGCAGCGGTATTGGTTTTGGATTTTGGTTCTGATAAAACGGCATCAAATAGCTTCACCGTTCAATTCCCCCCTGCGACCGCAACCTCTGCTGTCACCGGGTTTAATTAAGGAGTAACAATGAGTAGCGAATTATCAAAAATCGGTGACATGGTTGAGGCAACCGTGACCCGTAATGCAGGACGGTCAGAATGGATGGGCATGATTGGTTATTACGAAGCCAAGTGCTATGACGCACAGGGAAACCTGAAATGGTCTGACACTATCGAAAACCTGACCACAAACGTTGGTCGCCAGAACATGCTGAACTCGTATTTTGGCAACACCGGCGGTGGCGCAATTGTTATGGGTTTGATGGGTACAGGCTCTCCAGCTTACACTGACACGCAAGCTTCGCACTCTGGCTGGCTTGAAGTAGGAGGCACAAATGCTCCAACGTATTCTGGCACTCGCAAAACTCCCGCCTTTAGTTCTGCTACGTCTGCTAATCCTTCTGTGCTTACTACTAGCGCTGCTGTTGTGTTCTCGATGACAAGCTCCGGAACGGTTGCTGGCGCATTCATTAACGTAGGCGGATCGTCAACAATTGATAGCACGACTGGTGTTCTTTTCTCCGCTGGTGACTTTACCGCAGGATCAAAGACTGTAACGTCAGGCGACACAATTAACGTAACATGGACGTTGTCTGCTTCGGGCTAAGGAGTAGTTCATGGGTATCGTAGTCTACGACCGAGTACAAGAAACGACGACCACTACCGGGACAGGCTCAGTAACGCTACTGGGTGCTGTAACGGGGTATCAGTCGTTTGCGGTCGTTGGCAACGGTGGTCAGACCTATTACTGTATTGCAGACCAAGGCGGAGCAAACTGGGAGGTCGGTATAGGCAGTTACTCGACAACCGGACCCACGCTTGCCAGAACGACAGTATTTGCATCTTCAAACTCTGGTTCTTTGGTCAACTTTACGACCGGAACCAAAACGGTATTTATTACCTATCCGGCAGAAAAGAACGTCACGCAAGATAGTATTTATGCACCCGGAACATTCAATGGTGTTTATAGTGGTGATGGTATTGTTGTTGACTACACGACTGGGAACGGGCGGGTTAGCGTTGGCGCTGGTGATAACCTGACTTTTTATAACGGTGGCGTAGGTAATACACCGATTATGGAGTTCAACCAATACGGTGCAATGGGGCTTGGGTCTGGGTCAAACTTTGGTACGACTGGACAGATACTTCAGTCTAATGGTACTTCGTCTGCGCCTTCATGGGTAAACAATTCTGCTGCGTCGATTGACCAAGCGTACTTCCTCTCTTTTATGATGGGCTGACATGGCAACTTATTCCAACACCTCGTATGCAGCAAAGAACGTTGGCACAAGTGCCAGCACAGTTATTTCCAGTATCGCATCAGGCACGGTTGCTGTATCGAGCTTGATCGTTTCAAACACCTCTTCTTCTCCGATTACAACAAGTGTCTACATTACTCGCTCTGCCGTTAACTACTATCTCGTTTATCAAGCAACTGTACCGGTGGGTGGCTCGCTTGAAGTCATACAGGGCAACCGGGTGGTATTGATAACATCTGACTCACTGAGCGTGATAAATAGCGCAGCGTCTTCTGGTGATGTCTTAATCTCAGCATTAACGGCGATCTAACATGGCTTTTATTGGCAACAGTCAAACCACGCAAAGTGCAGTAGCTGCTGTTAATTACTTTAACGGTGATGGATCGACGACCGCCTTTACGCTAGGTTTTACCCCGCAGTCCGTGGCGCAGGTTCAGGTATATATCAACAACGTACCTCAGAACCCATCAAGTGCATTTACGGTTACCGGCACAACCATTACGTTTACATCTGCTCCTCCTACGGGGTCGAGCAATATTGTGGTGTATTACGGTGCAGTAACGAACTTGTATCTGGGTGTAAACGCAACTGGGATAATCGGCGGTGATAACACGACCCAGTTTTATCAGAATTCAAACACCATCTCAACGCCATATGCTGTACCTGCCAATAAAATATCGGGTACGTTTGGTCCTGTAACTGTAGCAGCCACGGTAACTGTATCAAGTGGCATTTGGAAAATTGTGTAAGGAACTAACATGACGATCACTGTCGATCCAGTAAACGGAATTATTGACACCGGCACAGCGGCTTGGGGTTTCCCTTCAGGCACAACGGCTCAAAGACCATCCAGCCCGGCTAACGGTTACACCCGGTATAACACCACAATTGCTGGCTTGGA